CAAATCAACGCCATATTCGGCATATGACCCGCGGGTGACCCCCGCAGAGAGGATGGACAAAGATGCCTATCAACACACTCGAGTATGCAAAACTGTTCCAGACCGCGCTCGACAAGCAGATGCTCGTCGGCGCCGTCACCGGTTGGATGGAGGCCAACGCCGGCCAGGTGAAATACACCGGCGGCAATGAAATCAAGATTCCGACAATCAGCACCCAGGGCATGGGCGACTACGACCGTGACACCGGCTTCGTGCAGGGCGCGGTGACGCTGGCCTACCAGACCCTCACCATGACGCAGGACCGCGGCCGCACGTTCCAGCTCGACGCCATGGACGTGGACGAGACCAACTTCGTGGCCAATGCCTCCGCCGTGATGGCCGAGTTCCAGCGCACGCAGGTCATCCCCGAAGTGGACGCCTACCGCCTGTCCAAGATTTTCGCCCTCGCGAATGCGGCCGGCAAAGTCGGCGCGGCATACACGCCCGCTGCGGCCACCATCCTCGCCACACTCAAGGCGGACATCCTCGCCATTCAGGATGTTGTGGGTGACGGCGTGCAGCTGGTCATCATGATGTCCTACGGCGCGGCCGATGTGCTCGATGGTGCCACCGGCATCAACAAGCAGCTCGACGTCGTCGAGTTCGCCAGCGGCGAGGTCAAGACCAAGTTCAAGGGCCTTGATGGCAACCCCATCATGCGCGTGCCCTCCGCCCGGATGAAGACCCTGCTCACCATGAACGACGGCACCACCGCCGGTCAGGAAGCGGGCGGCTTCTCCGCAGCTGTCGGTGCGGTGCCCATCAACTGGATTATCACGCCGGCAACCTCTCCCATCGCCGTGTCCAAGACGGACACCATCCGTATCTTCGACCCGGTCGAGAACCAGAAAGCGCATGCGTGGAAGCTTGACTACCGCAAGTACCACGACTTGTGGATCCCCACCCAGCGTCTGGCTGGCGTGCGCGCGAACATTGGCGCGTAAGGAGGTGCCGGATGATTCACCTGGTACGCCTGAACGTGGAGAAGATTGTGGCGACGGAGCGGCAGGCCTCATTGCTTGAGGCCGCCGGCTTCGTCAGGACAGGCGGGAAACCTGCCGAGGCGGAAGCCAAGGCGGAGAAGCCCGTTGACCAGATGACAAAGGCGGAGCTGCTCGAAAAGGCGGCCGGCATGGGCATTGAGGTTCCGGACGGGGCCACCAAGCCCATGATTGCGGCGCTCATCGCGGAGGCTTGACCCGCCCGGAGGGAGGATGTGAATGGACTTGCTGACAACCTTGAAAACCCGTCTCGGAATCACCGGGACGGAATCGGACATCCTCCTGCAGCTGTGCATCGATGACGTGACAGCCGAGGCAAGGAGCTACTGCAACCTGTCAGACGACCCGCTCGCATACGACGAGACGCCGGCCGGCATGGAACCCATCCTGCTGCGCATGGCGGTCTCGGCGTGGCGGTCGGAGGGGTACGGGCAGCAGGAGAGCGTGCAGGACGTGGCGCAAGTGAGGCGCGGCGATGTTTCCACATCGTTTGCGGCACCTGTGGCCCGGATTGCCGCGCTCAACGACTTCCTGTCCCAGCTGCAGCGCTTCCGGAAGCTGAGGTGGTGAGTATGGGATACGGACGGCCGGCGGCGGAGCGCGCGGCGGCGGAACGGTTGTATGACGCGACCGTCACCATTTCCCGCGTGCAGGACGTGCAGGACGGCAATATCACGAAAACGGTGCCGGCAACAGTGGCGGGGCCGCTCCCCTGCGGGATGGGCTCGGCCAAACGGCCGGCCAATCAGACGGAGACGGCAGACATCGTGGACATCGGCGCCATCGTCTACATGGCGCCCGAACAGGAAGTGATGCCGGGGGATATTCTCTCGGTGTCGTTCATGGGCAGGGTGCACACGTTCGAGGGCGCCGGGGTACCGGTTGTGTACGCGACCCATCAGGAGGTTCCGGTCAAGGCGAGGAAACGCGCATGAGGAAGACGGACATCAGCCAGCTGGAGGCGTTCAACGCCAGGCTTGCGGCAGCTCCTGACCTGGTGCCGGCGCTCATGAAGACGCTTGTGCTCGGCGAAGGCGTGTATGCGGTGAGACGGGCGAAATGGCTGTGCAAGAATCTGAAGCCTGACGCCGTGAACACCGGCAACTACCGGAACAACTGGCACAGCGGCACGGAACCGATTCGTAACGGCAGCACCTACAAGATTGACGTGTACAACAACACGGATTACGCCTCGTTCATCGAGCATGGGTTCAGGAGCCACTTCGTTCCCGGCGAGTGGCGCGGCAACTCCTTTGTGTACATCAAGGGAGCCAAGACGGGCATGTACGTCGGACCATACAAGGGGTTTGTCCGGGGCAGGCACATCCTCGCCAGGGCAATCGAGGAAACAAAGGCCACGCAGGAGGCGAGACTTGCCCGCAAGCAGCGGGACATGCTCCGACAACTGCTGGAGCCGAGGTAGCGGGGGGAGGTTTGACGTGACAGCAGCAGCATGCCTTAGGGCGATTGCAGACCGGCTCCGAACCTTGTGGCCCGACAAAAAGGTCTACGTGGATGAGGTCCCCGCAAACATCGACGGCAACATGTCCATCATGTCGCGGGAGTCCTCCATCGTGAAAGGGCTTGACCGGCGCAGGCGGGTCAGATACCAGTTCGAGGTGTTGTACTTCCTGGACAGCCATGACACCATGTCATACCTGGACTGGTCCGATACCATGCTCGGCGGTCTGGAAGCGATAAGCGTGGACGGGCGTGTCGTGCACACATCGGAGCTGACGGCTTTCGAGCTGGACCGGGTCATGCACGTCACCGTCGGCATCGACGCGAGCATTGTGTTTGTGCCGGAGGCCGGGGACACCATGGACACCTTGCAGCTCACGGCGGAGACGGGAGAACAGTGATGGCGAAGAAACAACAAAAGGAACCGAACACGGACGAGCCGCGGTTCAACCCGGCACAGCTCGCCGCGAGCAAGATGTTTTCGGGACGCGTTGACGTGCTGAATGCGGTGCTTGACCGCGCGGAGAGCTACACGATTGCCGAGGCGGAGCGGCTTGTCTCCGAATACCTGACCAGAAAGGTGTGATGATATGTCGATTGGCGGAGGAACATACCTCCTTGAAAACAAGGTGCTTCCGGGCGCCTACATCAATTTCGTCGGGCATTCCACGGCGAACGTCGCAGGGGAGCGCGGCATCGTGTCCTTCCCCATTGTGATGAACTGGGGTGTGGAAGGTGAAATCATCAAGATGGACGCGGCGGATTTCTCGGCGACATCCACGGCGGTTCTCGGGTACGCCCCGACTGCCGATGAAGTGCTGCTTGTCCGTGAGGCATTCAAACGGGCGAGCAAGGTGCTGCTGTACCGCGCGAATCCGGGCGGCGTGAAAGCGTCCAAATCCATCGGTGGCATTACTGTGACGGCAGTGTGCAGCGGCACCCGCGGCAACGACATCAAGGTCGGCATGCTGGCGAACGTGGACAACGGGTCCCTGTTCGATGTCGTAACGTACCTCGACACCACGGAAGTGGACCGACAGACCGTCGCGGACGCTGCGGCACTGGTGGCCAATGCCTGGGTGACATTCGGGGCCGGCACGCTGGCCATCGCGGCAGCGGCTGCGCTCACGGGCGGAACCAATGGTGTGGCGGACGGAACCTCCTATGCGGCGTATCTCACCGCGCTGGAGGTCGAGGACTTCAACACGGTGGCATATCCGGGCACGGACGCCACCACCAAGGGCCTGTTTGCGGCGTTTGTGACGCGCTTGCGCGAAGCGAACGGCCAGAAGGTCGTCGGGGTGCTGTACCAGCATGCCGCAGACCACGAGGGACTTGTCAACGTCAAGAACGGCGTCATCCTCGCAGACGGCACCACGGTCACCGGCGACAAGGCGGTTGTCTGGGTTGCAGCGGCTTCCGCTGCGGCCGAAATCAACGAGTCGCTGACCAATGCCGTCTATGACGGGGCGGTGGACACGGATGTCCGGTACACCCGCACCGCCTATGAGGCAGCCATTGCGGCCGGCGAGTTCGTGTTCTACGGCGAGGCCGGGGCTGCGAGGGTACTGGCCGACATCAACAGCCTTGTCACCATCGGTGGCGGCAAAACCGCCGACATGACCAGCAACCGCGTCATGCGCGTGCTGGACGGCTGGGCGAATGATGTATCCGTCATCTTCGGGCGGCTGTACCTGGGCACGCAGACAAACAACGACACCGGCCGGCAGCTGTTCAAGGCAGACCTCGTCGCACTGGCGCAGCAGTACCAGCGGGTCGGGGCCATCTCCGACTTCGTGCCGGATGACATCAGCATCGCGCAGGGTACCGAGAAGCGCGATGTCGTGGTCGGCGTGTCGCTCAAGCCCAACGACGCCATGGAAAAACTGTACATGCTTGTACAGGTGGCATGAGGAGGTAGCGCAAAGTGAATCAAATTGCACAAAATGACCTCGTCGCCGGCGGCGAGGGTAGGGCGTATGCCAAAATCAACGGAAACAATGAGGAATTGTTGTATGCCCGGAAGATTGAGGCGCGCGCGGAGAAAACCAAGTCGGAGGTGCGTGGCATCGGCCGCCGCACAACCGGCCACAAGGCCACCGGGTTGAGCATGAGCGGGACGATGACCATCTACTACGTCACGTCCCTGTTCCGCCAACTGATGGCGCAGTACAAGGACACGGGCAAGGACGTGTATTTCGACATGGTGGTCGAGAACGAGGATCCGGCCTCCGCCACGGGCAAGCAGACGGTGTTGCTGTCCCAGTGCAA